GAAGGTGCTGTTGGTGTCCTGGCCCGCGCCCATGCGCACTGAGGCCTTGTCCACGTGCGCCAGCAGCAGCACCGCAGCTCGAGTGACGTGGGCGATCAGGTTCAGGGCGCGCATAAAGCCCCGCACCGCCGTCCGGTCGTTCTCGTTGTCCGCAAAGACGTCGGACGCGTTGTCGATGACGATGACCTCAGCCTTGAGCCTCACGGCTTGGTCAGCCAGCCACTGCATGCGCTCGGTGGGGTGGCCATCGCGCCAGAGCACGCAGTCCTGCTGCGTCAGGTCGTAGACCGTCATGCGGCCGGCCAGGCTGGCCATGGGCACCTGCATGTCCTGGCAGATGTTGGCCACGCGGAAGTGGACGGTGCGCGCTTCGTCCTCGCCGCTCAGCACCAGCACGCGGCTCGGCTTGGTGGCGATGTCCATGAACTGCTGGCCATGCACCAGCGCCACGCCCAGCTGCAGGCTCAGGTTCGACTTGCCCACGCCACCGTTGGCGGCCAGGAGCGTGACCGTGCCCTCAGGCAGCCAGCCCTCGAGGCGCCAGGCTGGAGGCTCGGGCGTCTGGTGCTCGAGCACTTCCCAATCCAATGGGGAAATTTCCCCATTCGATTTCCCCATTTCCCCGTTTGACTTCCCCATTTCCCCATCGACGGCCCCGAGCGACAGGTTGACTGTGATGGCCGGCGGCTTGCGGGTGTCGGGCGCAAACTTCTCCGCTGACCTCACCGCCCGCGGAATCTCAGCCCGCCTGGCCTCCCACCGCCGCACCTCCTCCTCGGGCCCTGTTGGCCGCACCGCGTCCATCAGGCTGTACAAGTGCTCGACTGCCGCGCCAGCGAACATGCCACCGGCCACCAGGCTCGCGGCCATGCGCGTCAATGAGTCGTGATAGGCCCGCTCACTAGGCGCGCCTGTCAGGCCTTGCAGGAATTCACCAGCATGCGTGCCCGTGCCTGCATGCGTTGATGAACGCTCGGCTGTACGTGTGACCGTGGCGCGCAGCGCGTCCAGGTCAATGCCCACTGCGTCGCAGGCGTCGGCCAGGCTCCAGCGCACCTTGGGCTGCCAGGACTCCAGCTGCACTTGCCAGGTGCCGGCCGCTCGAGGCTTGGTGTTGCAGCCCACGGGCAGGCGCCCGTATCGGACCAGCGCGTTGCCTGAGGCGTCGTTCGATCTGCCCCGGGCGGCCAGCGCGGACATCACGCGGTCGATCAGGGCCTGGTTGGCGGTGTCGGGGTCTGCCGGGTCCAGCAGGATGCCGACCTGGAACTTGCCCGGGCTGGTCTGGATCGCGTAGCTGCAGCCCTTGACGTCGTCCATCTGCACGTCGTCCAGCAGCAGCACGGCCAGCCTGACGAAGGCCTCCTTGCGCCTGACGATCTCGCCGTCGTCGGTGGCGCGCAAGACCCCAGTGCAGAAGTAGGTGTTGTCTTGGGTGGCCTTGTCAATGAGGCCAGCCTGGGCAGGAAGCCCTCGGTACGGCCGCCCTGACCAGACGTCGGGCGGTGCTTTGCTCGGGTCGGCGCGGAAAGTACATACCCATCCGTGCGTACCCGATGTGCAGGTTGTGAATTGCGCAATCGCAAGACAGATCCTAACTTGCGTTTGACTCAACGTGGAGGAGATGCCACTATGCAGCTGCTCAGAAATTAGCCAGCAAAAGGCCCCCGAAAATGAACACCTTGTGGTTCCGCGAACGGTTACAAGACAAGCACTTGTCTCAGCGAAAGTTGGCGAAGATGCTGGATATTGACCCTGCAGCCGTCTCTCTCATGTTCCGCGGACGTCGCAAGATGACGCCGCATGATGCGCATCAGATCAGCGTGATATTGGGCGTGCCCCTCAACGAGGTGATGCGCAACGCTGGCATTGAGGTGCTGGAAGACGTGCACAACTGTCCTGTGGCCGCGCACGTCAATGAGCACGGTGCCGTGACGCTTATGCCACGTGGCACGCACGACCTGGCCAAGGGCCCGGCCGACTGCCCCGTGGGCACCTACGCTGTGCAGGTGCGATCGCACGCGTCTATCAAGGACGGGTGGATGCTGTTCGTGACGCCGGCCCAGGTGGCCGCCGACTCCAACATGGACCAGCTGTGCCTGGTGGCCACCGCGGACGGCAAGCAGGTGATGGCGGTAGTGCGCCGCGGCTACCGCAGGGACACCTGCAACCTGGTGCTGTGGCCGTCGATGGAGATCCTGTCCGACGCCCAGATCGCCTGGACGTCCACGGTTCTCTGGATCAAGCCGCTCTACTGACCCCCCTCCGGCTGACTTGCGCAGGGACCAATGTCCCTGTATTTTTGTCGGGCTTGTGTTGTGATTGTCTCAATGTGGAGCAGAATTCACAGCACCACAACGAACCGGAGCCCGAACGTGAACCACACCACGCGCCGCTTCCCCCGAACCCTCCGCGAGGCCTTCCCTCAAGACCGCGAATGGGCCTACAGCATCGAGAAGCACAAGGCCTCGATGTCTGTGCTTGAGGCCCTGGTGGCCTGGGCGTCCATCACCGGCATGTCGGTGCTCATTGCCTGGGCGGTGGTTGCATGAGCTGCAAGCACTGCTCCGGCCCGTGCGACCAGGGACGCAAGCCCTGCCCCGCGCCTGACGCGTGCGAGCTTCGCAACGACGACGACCTCGAGATGCTGGGCCGCATCGTGCTGGCCATCATCTGCGCACTGGCCACGGTCCTGGTGGCCCTGCTGGTGGCATGAGGTGCCCAGCATGCAACGCCGAAACCTCGGTGACCGACAAGCGCGGCCCGCGCCGGCGGCGGGAGTGCCGCAACGGCCACCGCTTCACGACCAACGAGGCCATCACCATTGGTGTACGCCTGAAGGCCGAAGGACCAGCTCCTGTCCCGCCTGGTGGCCTTTTGGCACAGGTGTGGCACTCACCCGTTCCCAGCAACAACGAGAAGCCCTGAAGGGCCTGGAAGACGCCCTGTTTTGACCCACGAAACGAGTCCTTCAGCACGCCCCGCGGCGCCAAGATCACCCTCACCGGCCGCGTTACCTACAAGGTGGACATCGACAAGCTCACCAGCCTGACCGCAGCATGGCCCGACGACGTGCGCCCGGTCAAGACCAAGATCGAGGCCGATGAGACGCGCCTGAAGGCCATCCGCAACGAGAGCCCCAAGCTCTGGGCGCAGATCGCCGCCGCGGTCGAGACGAAGCCGGCCAAGACCGGCGTCAGCATTAAGTGGAAGGAGTGAGCCGTGGCCTTCAACCTCGCTTCTATCTCCAAGACCAGGCGCCTGCGCGCCCCCAAGGTCGTCATCGCCGGCCCGGGAAAGATCGGCAAGACCACCTTTGCAGCCAGCGCTCCCAACGCGGTCGGCATCCTGACTGAGGACGGCGCGGACGCGGTGGACGCCTCAGCCTTTCCGCTGGCCTCGAGCCTGCAGGAGGTCTACCAGGCCATCGGCACGCTACTGAAGGAAGAGCACGACTTCAACACCGTGTTCATGGACTCACTCGACTGGCTCGAGCCCCTGGTGCACGCCCACGTCTGCGAGCAGAACAAGTGGGCCAGCATCGAGGCGCCGGGCTATGGCAAGGGCTACCTGGCCGCGGCTGATGAATGGCGCACGCTGCTCAACGGCCTGGAGGAGCTGCGCCAGCGCCGCAACATGGCCGTGATCCTGATCGCGCACGACAAGATCAAGCGCTTTGAGTCACCGCTGCACGACGGGTATGACCAGTACGTGCTGAAGCTGCACGACCGCGCTGCAGCCCTGGTGCAGGAATGGGCCGACGTCATTGGCTGGGCCAACTACCGCGTGGTGACGACGCAGACCGACGCCGGCTACGGCAACAAGGAAACCAAGGCCCGCACGACGGGCGACCGAATTCTCCATGTCGAACCCCACCCCGCTCACATGGGCGGCAACAGGTTTGGCCTGAAGAACATGCCCCTGTCCTGGGAGGCATTCGCCGCTGCACTCGCAGCATCACAAACCTGAAACGAGAGAACCATGCCACTGTACGTCGTCACCGACACCGCCAACGCGAAGACCCGCCTGGTGGATGCCCAGAACCCTGCCCGCGCCCTGCGCCACGTCACCAGCACGCAATTCGGCATCAAGGCCGCCAGCGCTGGTTTGGTGGCCAAGCTGATGGGCGCCGGCATCCAGCTGGAAACCGCCACCCCTGAATCTCAACCCGAACCCCAACCTGAAGGCTACTGAACCATGGCATCCCTGAACTTCAAGGCAAGCGCGATCCAGATCGAGGAGCGCACCACGTCCTACGGCCCGCTGCCCGCGGGCGAGTACGAGATGATGGTGGTCAAGTCCACCACCAAGCCCACCAAGAGCGGCAACGGCTCCTACCTCGAGCTCGAGATGCACATCATCTCGGGTGAGCACACTGGGCGCCGGCACTGGGAGCGGCTGAACCTGGACAACCCGTCACTGCAGACCGTGAAGATCGCGGAGGAGCAGCTGGCGCGCCTGTGCATGGCGCTCGGCCTGGACGAGGTGGACGACAGCGAGCAGATGCACGACAAGGCCTTCGTGGCCGAGGTTGGCATCGACAAGAAGGACAGCACGCGCAACGTGATCTGGGGCTACCGCGCCATCACGGGCGCGCCTGTCAGCCCGGCCAAGCTCAAGAACACGCCGCCCCCGCCCGCTGCCGCGCCAGCGAAGTCTGCACGGCCCTGGGGTTGACCATGGCGGCGCTGCCTGAGTCTCCACACACCACCGCGACGGCCATCGTCAAGTGGTACGAGAGCAAGCCCCAGGAGCACCGGCCGCACATGGGGGCCAGCCTGATTGGCCACCCGTGCGACCGCAACATCTGGATGACC